ATACCCCTCTTGGGGTGGCCGCTCATGCGCCTTCAGATAGGCTAACGCTTCTTCGCCAAAGATACAGTCCCCCGCCATCTGGAAGGCCTCTTCGGGGCAGTTGTGCACCAGCAGACCATTGCCATCAAAGCTGTGATGCCCCTCCGCTATGCCGATATCATAGACAGAGGTAAAGCGGGTAGGAGTGATCGCGGTGATCGTATCCTCATGGGTCAACAAAACACGATTCCGATTGGTACTCCCATCTAGTTTCAGCACTCGCCGATATGACCGGGATTCCTTGCGCACCGACCGAAACCCAATCTGCTCATGGAACCGTTCCGCTTCACTCGCCCGTAAGGCTAACTCACGCCCGGTATAGGTATGCCCCTGTGTCTGCTTCTCGCGCTGCACTCCCAGTCGGGCGGTAATCCCAAACCCTAGCAGCAGTAACTGAACATCCCGGAGAAACGCCTCATAGCGGCTAAAGAGCATAATCCGGGGCGTGCCGTACCCATTAAAACCGTCTGCCTCAAAGAGCCCCTGGAGGAATGCCCGCACCATCGGTTGCGGTGATCGCCAGATACACTCTGGCACACACACCTTGCGACTCCAGACGTTGTGCTGCTCATACCCATGATGGCGTGCAAATCCTGGGCTGTTCTTGATGATGCCCAATGCTGCAAAGACTTCCCGCAACCGCGCATCCTGTGCCCGAATCTCGACCCCACCCCCCTGCTTCCCAATAGTCCGGCAGTGTGGCGACAATCCCCACACCTCCGTATACAATCGGCAGACTTCGGCTATGACGTCTCGATCCTCTCCCGTACAGGTCGTGCTGAGGGTATTCCCACTGAAGCATCCATCGCCCATGAAGTACCCCAACCACAACGCCACGTCTTCCGTGATTGTAAGCTGGCTCTGCACCGCCCCAAAGGGCGACCAGGTGACGGTATACGGCTCTGCCGCAAATCTCGGAGAACTGAGAAGTACGACATTCCCCGGCTTCAAGTCCCGCACCGCTCGCCAACAGTGTGTGGTCTTGATGAGATGGTCGTCTGTCGCTTCCACCGTGTACCCTAAGCGTGTCTCCACCTTCCACACCAACGCTTGCCCTTTTGGGTACCACCCGGTCAACGTCCCAGTCGCCGTGTGCTCTGCTCCCTGAAGCTCGGCAATGGGTAACAATCCCAAGTCTGTTCCTACCCGTGTCTCCCCGGCCAAACAGGACGGGTTCTCCTGCATGAATTTCCTTCTTCCTACGCCCGGAAACAAGCGATCATACTCTAGTATCGTAGCGCGTCTCCACGCCAGTTGTTCACTACTTAGGGTATAACGCTTTTGTAACTCTTTTTCTTCCGAGTCCAGGTCGAATACTGGCAGTCCCATCATGCGGTTGTACGGATTCATAAACCACGCCAGAAACACCGTCTGCCACTGCCGCCCGCCCCACCCCTGCCCTCTGGCACTGTGCCGCGAAAACTCGTTCCACACCGCCTCAAACCACGTCTCCGCGCCATTCGCCGTACTGGACAGGATCAGCGATGAGGCACTGGTCCTAGGGACCGCATCGAGGACGCCCAGCAGGATCTTGGCCGGGTCTGGGTAAAACGCAATCTCATCCAGGAGCACATGATGCAGTGTCGTGCCACGCCCCACCTCCCCGTACTTCGCGATCCTGGCCCGTAAGCTACTATCCCAGGGTGGCGCATACGCCAACTGCTCCGTATTGTTCTTCGCCACCGGGGGCACGAGCTCGGGTGGCAGGTTGTCATGGAACCGCCCGGCCATCAGGAAGATCTCGGCCAGCGTCGGCTCATCATTCGCCACCACGTAACAGTTCTGGCCGCGAAACCACCGGATCTTGTGGTACAGCCACGCCATGAACAACGTCGTCATGCCGACGCGCCGTGTCTTGAGCACCGTCAGGGCCAGTGGCTCGCGCCGCTCCCAGGCCGGCAACAGATAGCGCTGCGTCACATGCTGCTGGGGCCAATTGAGGCGGAGTCTGGTGAGGGGCTCTTCCTTCGGGCGGATATAGAACAGGGATTCGCAGGCAAGCGGAAAGTCATCACGGCACTGGCGTTCAAACGCGGCAATGGTCTCAGGAGAGGGACTCGTTGCGGTCGCCATCACACGCCTCACGAGAGGTCGCGTCACAGCGCAGGGGCATGAACTCTCGGACGCTCATCGTCCACCACGTCGGCATGGGCACCACACGCACAGGCGTATTCGTGATCCACGCGGTATTATCACCGGCAATCACCTCAGGATAGATCTGGCCCATGCGTACACCCTTTCCCTGGAGCCACGGGGAGCCCGGCCACCACCGCGGCGCGGTCAAAGCGCCATGGGTCTGCGCATACCGGTGCGACGATGGGCTGCACGCAACACAGGCACCAGTCCAGCCGCACCAAGCCCTCCGGCGTCAGGAGCAGCATGTGTTACCTCTTCCGCCACTGCATGAGGGCCAACAGTCCCACCGTCAACGTATTGAACAGGACGACCAGAAACACGGCCAGGCCAGGCGCATCAGTCCACCTCCGTATCCAGCGTGGCATACAGCATTACCCGTTCACACACATCGCTGGCACACTGGTCTTCCCCAGCCGGCGCCCGTTCTAAGAGCCGCAGATGCCTGGTGTGGTCCCACTGGTGGGCGGGAAGCTGGACTCGAATGTCCCCCACCCCCGGCAACGTCACGCCCGCAAAAAACCCGTGCACCACGCGTGTGCCATCAGCTCGTTGGGCACTCCGCCACCCCGTCCCCAAGGCTCGACACAGCGCCAGGAACAACGCTTCCGCCAGTGCGACATTGTCCACAGATGCCTGGTTCAGCGACATACCATGCCCTCCAACGTCATCACCGGACAGCCACAGGTCGGACACGTCTCGGTTGCTTCCTCCGTACACAGCGCACAACAGACATCAAGTCCGTTTGGCAGATGTCCACACGTCGGACAGGTCAGGGTGGCCTCACACACCGGACAGCACGACGACGTCTCCCACGGTGCGCCACACAAACAGCACCGCGTCTGCCAGGGATCAGGCTGCCGCATGGTTAGCACTCCTCTGCCTGCGCCTCCTGGTCCGCCTGCCACGCCGCCACCCCGCGCGCCGTACTCCACAAGGTCAGATCTGGCGACAGGGGCACAGGCGTGTCGGTCTGGCCCAAAAGCTCCGCAAGGTCGGCCACAAACATCAGCTCATCCCTGTGTACCCCATACGTCGCGTTGTGCTGCTCAGCCATCTTACCGCTCCTCTGCCATAGGGTCATCCTCTTCCGTCCACATCGGCCCCGGGGGAAACGTCACGCCGGTCTGCCCTTCTGCCTCATAGTCATACGCATACGGCGCGGGCTCTGGCGTCAGGGGTGGCGCAGGCCGTGCGGCCTCAAACGGTGGAGGAATCGTGCCTGGCGCGTACGGATCAAGCGTCGTGGCACTCGGCAGGTATTGCGTCCAATGCTCCACATCCCCTTGCAGCAAGCGAAAGGTCGCCACATCGTCCGCCTTGCCGGCCATCGCCCGCCGCGCCCACGTCCGGGTCACTTGTAAGAGCAAGTCGAGCTGCTCCGCCACAATCGTCTCAATCGTCATGACGGCTCTTCCCTGAGTGGTACCACATGGTACCATACCATACCATCTGGTGCCAAACCATGCGCCAATACCGCCATCCATGCACCAGCGTGAGGGGCTGATAGTCGGCACAATCGTGCGCCTGGTTGCGCGTCACCGCCGCGGTATACACACTCCACAGCACGCCTTGCGCATCACGCGTAAGGCATATGCTATTCCAATGCTCACAGAGCGGGATGGCGCGCGGCCGTATCCCAAGCCAGCGACAGTCTCGACAGTCCACCAGCGGATCGATGTCTCGCGTGCGCGCGCCTGTCATCTATCGTTCCTGTGGATCAGGTGGCGCCGGTAACGTTCTGGGAGGCGGTGGAGGCTCGGCCGCCGCTAAGGGCGCCCAGTCCGCTTCCGGCGTCACGTCCTTGACTTGCTGGCGTGCGGACATCTCTAAGAGCACGGCCTTGAGCAAGTCGCTGATACTCTGCTTATCCTGGCGATCGACATGCGCATTGCCATATTTGTCCGGCATCATGCCCTTGAGGAGGAAGATCATCAGCGTGTCACTATAATGTTGCTGTTCTCCCACCACTTCGCCTTGATGATACACCGCACGTGTTACGCCTTCGCGCGCGCGACGAATCGCCTCTTCCTCTAGCGTGGTCGCTACCATGACTTTGGCTTCAGTGAAGGCGTCCGCATAGTCTGGATCGGTCCGCATCCAATAGTAGTGATGTGAATGATCCAAGCCAACCATTGCACACGCCTTATTGAGTGCGCCAATCTCCAGGAAAGCGCCTAATAATGCGGACTTCTTGACATGTGTAACTTTGGGGAAGAACGTTGACGCGGGGATATGATCGTCACGCTTCGCAAGAGCGCCATTTTGTTGGCTAGGAGGCGTGTCAGCCATTCGGGGAGACTCCGACTGCGCCTAGCGAGAGGTGATCCGTAGGCGCAGCGTACAGCATGCAGCACAGCATGTTGAAGGATAGGCGTCTCGTCCAGACATACGAGACACACAGTCTCAAGCATAGAGGGTACATTGTGGAAGTGTCAAGGGCAAGGCGTGATTTTCTGGAGCGAGCGTGCGGAAGATGGTGTGAGCCAGCATAGTTTATTTTGGAAATGGGCGCACCCCTCTCCTCCCTTGGTTAGTTATGGGCTCTCCAGCTCTCCCTCTAAGACACCTAATGGGAGCATTCATTTTTTGATCGAAATGAAGGATAAACGGTTTGGTTGGGGTTTGTCAAGGACTAAATCGTGGGAGAGAAAATGGCGTGGATACGAGAGGTTTGTTCAATGGCAGTGGGCTGTATGGGCACGCGGAAGGCGGAAAAACATGGCGAATAGCGGGGGAGAGCTGCGCTGGCTAGGCGGCTTGTTCACAGGCAAGCCAGCGCGTCAGAGTGGAGAGGACGAGTCATGGCGTCATTTCGTGGGCGAGTCAAAGATGCCTGGTTCACACAACTGGAGGATGAGTGGCGCCAACCACCACCCATTCATCGCAGCGGCCATCAGTACCATGACAAGGGCAAAACCCAACCAGGAGAGGACACGACCACACCAACGGACGAAGCGCATACGCAAGTCCTCAGCGAGCACGGGGGAGGAACAGGGAGCGCCTCACGAGGAACATTCCCCATTAAGTTGCGCCATACTCACAGCGAGAGCTGCCGCAATACGTTGGACAATGCTAAACCGGGGATCAACCTTGCCCAACTCGACGCGACTCAAGTAGTTTTGGCTAATCTTTGTGGCATCCTGCAAATCCTTTTGCTGCCACCCTTTCTCAGCGCGGGCCTTTTTGATTTCAGCACCGAGACTCATAGTCACACCTCCTTTCTGAAGAATATTGTACTTTATTGATGAAAAAATGTCAATGGAGCACTTTTCTACCTTGACGAAAGTATCGTTAGATACTATACTTTACTCAGATGAAGGAAGTGAATAGCGACCCCGTAAGGGGGTGCCACTGCAAAGTCTGGGAAGAGTGGGCGAGGGTGATCTCGCAGCCACTGGGCGATACAGAAGAGCCAGAGTAGGAGCGTGCGGCGTGATGAGGACCGCTGCACGCAGGGCGGTGTAAGGCGACACGGGGACTCTTCCAAGTATCCCCACGTTTCAACAACGGAGAGCTGAGGACACCGACACATGGCAGCAGCACGCAAGGTTCATGACAATGAGTGTCTATGTAAGAAGTGCACAGCACCGGTGATATGCAGAGGCTGTGGAGACATCCTCCAGTCCAGAGACCTGAACGATGAAGGGTATTGTGATAGATGCGAACGAGCGCATGCTTGCATGGCACAAGAGACAAACGTAGTAGGAGCTTAATCACCCACGGGGAGTCTGACGGCTCCCCCCCCCCCCCCC